TTTAAAAATGATGTATTTGACCCAGAACTAAAATTTGTTTTTGAAGAAGCAAATGCTGAAGTTGATGGGAAACATGTTATTGGTAAAGTACGAGGGCAGTTTTTTGTACCAAACGGTAAATCAAGAAATGGCCGATATTATACAAAAGGATTGTGGGAGCGAGCAATTACTTCTGAAAATGTATCTAGTGACCTAAATAAAAGACTAATGTTTGGAACAGTTGGTCATAATGGTGCAATTGATGATGAGGGAATTAGGGAAGGAAATGTTAGCCATATTGTGACCAAGTTATCTATTGATGACTCAGATCGTGGTATCGGTGAAGCATTAATTTTAGGTACGCCCGCAGGTAAGATTTTAAATACCCTACTTAGAGCAGGAGCAAAACTTAGTGTATCTTCAAGAGCACAAGGAACATTTAAAGGTAAACACGAGGGTATGCCAATGGTTAACCCAGATGATTANGTTTTAGAAACATTTGANTTCGTAGTAAGGCCGGGGTTTTTAGAAGCAAATCCAACAATTGAAGAAAGCCTTACAGAAGAACTTGATAAATTACAAAAAACAAACGATACTAATAACAATGTAAAAGGAGATACTAGTATGGATACTAAATTAGTAGAGCATATTGCGAACGAAAACGCAGAGCTAAAAGACAAATTAAACAAGGTTTCTGAAACACTAGAAACTTTAAAAGCAGACAACGAAACTATTGTTGACGAAAACAACCACTTAAAATCTGAAATCGGAAAGAAAGACGAAGAAGTTAAAGTTGTTGAGGCATACAAAGCTTTGGGAACAGTAGAAGAAATCACTACTTCAATTGAAGAAGCTAAAAACTAACAAAGAAGTTTTAGAAAAATTTGTTGAACTAGCTGACACACCTGAAGATGCTGAAAAAACAATTAGCAATGCAATCAACACAATTTCTCAGTACAACGAAGACTTAGGTACATATGACGAAGTTAAATCTTCATTAGAAGAAGCCATTGAGTTGAAAGAAGCTGTAACAGGTTTTGGTGGTATTGATGAGATTACTTCTGTTTTTGCTATTGCTGAAGAATTATGCAATGAAAAAGAAGTACAAAAAGAAGCTAAAAGAATTGCTGATCTAGTTTCAGACACTAAACTTAGTGAAGAAAAAGTTAAAGAACTTTTAGCTAAATATGACGAAGCTGATATTCGTGAACTATGTAGTGTTAAATCTGGTACTAACGAAAATGAAGCAGGAACAGGTGGAACTAAAACAGTTATCGTTGGAGACAAAAACGACAATGATTTAGACGAAGGTTGTTTCATTAGAAAATCAAGAGCAGAAAGAATTGCTGAAAGATTTCAAAGTATGTAATTTTATTGTGTAGATCATGGAAATGGTCTACATTTTTTTGGTAACTACGATGTAACCAAATAAAATTAGAAAATATCACCGCACTTCGGTCTTATTTTCACGGATTGAAAAAATTAAATAATAAGTCTATGGAGGACAATAATGAACGAAGAACAATTGGCTAAAATCCAAGAAGAAAAAATGGTCGAAGACTATTTTAAAACTTACAAAACACAAATGAATGTTTTTGAAAAATCTATCGTTGCGAAAGCAGTTGGTGGACTTTCAGAACACCACTACATTCAACTTGGTAAACAACTTGATCAGTGGAAATTTTATGAAGCAATGCATGAATCAAATGGTTCATTAAACACTTTGGGAGAGCTACCAAAAGTTGCTCTTGATGTAATTACAGCTACAATGTCTAACAGTGTACTTCCTGTAATCGCTTCTACTCAATCAATTGAACAACAAAAATCAATTATCTGGTTTAAAAATGTTAAAGCTTTAGATTCTAAAGGTAACATGGTAGCAGGTGACAAATTTGTTGACCCAAGAACTGGTACAAAAACTCCAAAAGGTTATTCTTCTAACGAAGTAGTTGGAGAAATTGGTGCAACTGGTGATGGTACTACAACTTCATTTGCTATATCAGCTAATGGTGGACAATCAATCAGAAGTCAATTCATCAAAGTTTATCTTGCAGGTGGAGCAATCTATGCAAAAGATTTTGAAGGAAAAGGTATTCTTGAAGGTGTTGGAGTTCACGGTACAGTTGATTATGCTACAGGTGCAATAGCACTTACTTTCGCAGTTGCTCCGGCAAACGCGGCTAGTATTTTTGTTGATTACCAACAAAACTATGAAGAAATGACAGACGTTCCAAGAATGTCTTCATTCCTTGACAGTACTTCAATTGAAGCAAAAGCTTATGCTCTTAAATCAGTTATGGGTATGTTTCAAATGTTCGCTCTTAAAAAAGCAATCGGTGATTCAGCTTTAGACGACATGACTCTTGATCTTACAAGAGAAATCAACGCTGAAGTTGGTGGTGACATGATTTCAAAATATGTTGCTAACGCAGTTGGTACAACTACTTTTAGTAAAGCTTTACCAGCTGGTGCGGCTTATTCATTAAAACAATACCGAGAAGGTTACTCAATTGGTCTAGCTGATTCTGAATCAGTAATGATGGGTAATGTTGGACGTGGTGCTATAAAAGTTATGATCGTTGGTCGTGACCATGGTGCTTTCGTTAGAGGTCTTGATGGATTCCAATCTTTAAGTGACGGTGGTTCATTAGGTGCTCACATCTTAGGTATTTATAAAGGTGTTACTTATGTAAGAGTTCCAGAACAAGCATTACTTGATACTAATGCAGGTATTGGACTTTATACTGGTGCAGGTGCTTTAGAAAGTGCAGGTGTTTATGCGCCATTTATGCCACTTACTATTCAAAATGCACCACTAGGTCCTAACCCTTTAACCCAACAAACTCTTGGGGCACATATGGCCGGAACCGCTGTGGTTGTTGCGGGTTATGCCACAAAATTTAACTTAGTACCTTAGTACTTAATAATTAAATTATGGGGACTTCTATATGGAGTCCCTATTTTTTGAAGGAACAGTAATGAAAGTAAAAATTAAATCTAACATGAAAAATGGTCTTCTAGTTATTGGTGAACACCATATCAAAGACGAAGTTATATTAGATGCTAGTGAAGTAGCAAAATATAAATTAGTTATTGACAGTTTTAAAAGTCTTGGTTGGTGCGAAGTTTTAGAAGCTAAAAAAGTGAAGAAACCAGTTGAAGCTAAACCAGAAAATAAACCTTCTGAAGAAAAACCAGTTGAAGCTGAAAAGAAAGCACCAAAACGTAGAAGAAGAAACGACAAGAAATAGTGTAAGGATATGAATTTTGAAAATACGAGATATATTTACCAGAGTGATATTAAAATCTGGTCAATTTCTACTTCACCGAAAGAATTTAGAAATTGATCTTGATGCTTTTCGTATTCTAGTTGAAGATGCTTTAGCAGAGTATTCAAAATCCATACCATATACAAAAAACCTAAGTTTAAATCTCACCGCTTCAAGATCGCATACATTCATGGATGATAGTGTGCTTTTGAGAAAACCAGATTGGGTAGCTGAGGCAACCCCAACTAGATTTTCTGGAACGGTAATCCCATTATTTAATGCCCAAAGTAATTCAGACATATTTAATGATGTTGACGAAGGTGTATTTAATCCTTGGTTGTACAATGATTCCACATATACATTAACAGTACCATATAGCGCGCATTATAAAGTTGTGACCGTTTATGATCATTTAGTTGACACAATATCTAATGCTGATGGTACATTTGATTATGAAGTTAAAACAATATCACCGCGTGACAGGTTCTTATTTGACCTTATAACAGGTTTATTTTTACAGGGTATTGGGCGTAGTAGAAGGGCATTTACATTGAATGATTTGCCAATTACTATGGACTCAGACCAGATTATATCCGAAGGCAAAGAGATGGAAACACAAGCACTGGAAGAAATACATAAAAATAAACTAATACGATTAGCATTTAGTTAGGGATTTACATGAAATTATCAGAAAAATTTAAAAATATATTAGAAAATGTTGAGTCGAGTTCGGATGGACTTGAGGGTAAAATACAATCAGACTTATTTAAGCAGGACTTGAATATTAGATTGAACCTAAATGGGGCGTCAAAACTCCATGAACTACATTTATTTTCACAGGGCGATATTGATATATCCAGTGTTATAAAGCGAGACATTAAATTTGATGAAGATGGCGACATTGACGAATCAGAGTTTAAAATATTAAGTGCCTTTATGTCATCACTGACAAGCAAGCTTGAAAAATCGTATAAAAGTTTTGAAAAAGATGTTGAATCAATAATTAAAAAATCTAAGGTGAAATAATGCCTTTAAAAATAAAAAAGATAAAAAGGGAATTGAAGCGTGGTTTATCAAAGGTTGGTAAAGACGCTAATGGTGAATATAAACATATACCACCACAATTTCTAGCCAGAGATACAAATAAGTATCCAACTTTGCCAGTATTGGCCAAAGAAATAATACCAAGGCCGGGGCTAGGTGCTGTAACTTTTAGAAGCATTGTTAATTCAGAGAAAAGTAATGACTCATACAGGGTTACAGTGCAATTCATGGGAATGAAATTTAACAATGCCCAATCACCTGCATTTCCAATGACAGCAAAATTAAAAGACGTTGATATTTTCTTTAATGTCCCATCAATTAATAAAAATGCCGTGATGTGTCGATGTAGTTGTAAGGATTTTCAACATAGATTTTCTCATCAGATGATGAAAAACAAATCATTAATTGGCGCACCAAGAAAATACAAGCGTTTAACACCTGAATGGCCAAAAGGATACCCAAAAGTTAATGTTACTGATAAAATTGGGTATTGCAAACATGTACATTCACTATTAGCAAATCTACGGGATAGTGCTCAATTAAAGGAAAGGTAACACGTGTCATTTTTCCAAAATATTGAAAAAATTCTAAATAGCCAAAGTAAAGCAGGATTAGACCAGTTACTATATTATTACGGTATAAAAATATCATTATTAAGGCAGAAGAAAGATGATGTGTTTAGCCGTGTCCACGGTTCAAAGGCAGGTGGCCCACAGCACGAAATAAAAAAGTTTGTAGGTATTCCAGTTAGTGATGACTACTTCCCATCAAATGATGGGTATTCAGGTTCTTTTGAAGGTGGATTCCTTTACACAAAAGAACAAGACATATTAGTAGGCGACACAATTAAGCTTGACAGTCACGACAATAAAATAAGACGATATAAAGTGGAACAGATAGTGAGTATTGGTTACACTAGAGAAGTATTTAGTAAATACGAAATTGTGGCCCTTAACAGTTAGGAGTAAAGACATGACAAGTACATTAGACAAATTAAAAACGCATTTCCCAGATCAAAGCACAAAAGTATTAGCACCAGATGTTGACACAAATACACGAGGTGATTCAGATGGCGCAAATAGTGCTACTGATTCAAGTAACAGCGATGATAATTCAGGGGAGAGTTAATGCTTTTGGTATACGCAATTACAGGATTTTTACATGGTGTGCTTCACAATTTTAAATATCTCATTAGATTTGCACTAGTTCATTCAGATGTTTGCGTTGATCAAAAGAAATTTCCGTGGGATGTTGTACACGAAGATTTTTTAACAGAGATTGTATCAAGACAAGGTATTGATGAGTAAAAAGACAAATAACCCATTAACCACGCAGGATGTATTAAATTCCGCTACGCATGTTGCTTCTATGTTTGAAGCTATGGTGCGTCAAGAAATGCCACAAGTTAATGTGGTTTATGACGAACAACTGACATATACTTCGGCATTACGCGAAATATTAAAGCGTAGTAGTTATGATAATGTGACACACACGCCACTCCCACTGTTTGCTTATAACAGAGAAGTTTTAAAGCAAACTGATTCAGCTATGGGGAAAAGATTCAGTAGTGCATTTGGAAATTTACGCATGGCTACTGGTTCTATGGTCAAATACACATTAACAAATTCTGAATTTGACTTAAATTTCTTATATTTAACAGAAGATATACGATCACAAGAAGCCTTTGAGGTAGCTTATAATTCTCTTGATGGCATTTCCGGTTCTAGGGAAATTACCCTAAATATCCCAGATATTGGTGCTTTTAAGTACTTCTTAACGCCAAATGAATTAGGTAGCAAAGAAGTTATATATGAAGACGTTTATTACAAAGGAATTATAGGTAGTATAACTATTCGTGGTTTCTATTTTATATTTCATTCAACTGGTCAACAAATCAAAGAGATTAATTCGAGTATAATTAAGTCAAATGACTTGTTATTAAAATCAAAAGATGAAATACTAGCAACAATGCAATCATTAGGAGTTTAGATATGGCCAAGAAAAACAACATAGATGTAAAACTGATGGAAGGTAATTCCACAGAAGAAAAACCAAGTAAACAAAGTAAAAAACCTAAAAATAAAGAAG